ATGCACACGACGCGCATCTTTCTAGGGTCGAGCGAGGAGCTACGGGGCGACCGCCTAGCGCTCTCGGCGTTCATCAACAGCGTGAACAATGCGTGTGTGCCGTACGGGCAGCGCTTCGTGCTCGTGGTGTGGGAGCACGAGAGCATCGCCATCGCGCGGCACGAGGCGGGCAAGCAGGCTGAATACGACGACCTGGTGCGTGGGTGCGATGCGTGCCTGTTCCTGTTCCACACGAAGTGTGGCGCATACACCATGGAAGAGGTGTACTGCGCGCTTGATGAGCAAAAGCGCCGCACTTACAGGGCGTTGCGCATCTTTACGTGGATGCGCGCGCTGGCGGCGGGTGAACACGAGACGCCAGAGCTCACGGCGCTAAAGGAGCGTATCGCCGCGGGGACGCTGTCATTGCCGTACCAGATGTACGACGACGTGCGCACCATTGAATTGGCGCTGCTGCAGGCGTTTGTGAGCTGGGGTGTTCTGATGGCCCCGCAGCGCCATGGTGATTTTGTCTACGTTGGCGACGAAGCGGTTATTGACTTGGGGTGAGTGGGGGAGCTGCGCGCTTTGCTCACCATGGGGCCCTGTCGGGTTCGAATCCCGGCGCTGGATAGCAAAAAGCCCAGGTACCGATGGGTATCTGGGCTTCAGACTTTAAGGGTGCCCCGTTTGCAAAAATACTCGAACGATGATGACCGTCGTGAACGGGGCCGTCTACCTGCGCTTCAGCCGCGCGGCCTAGCTCGCGGGCTTCATGACGCCAGCGGTGACCATGGCGTCGCGCAGGGAGATGAACTCCGCCTTGGTCGGCGTCTCACCGGCGGGGTCTGCGACATAATCGACCTGCTTCACGCCGCCGAGCGCGGAGGCCGACGCGGCCGGGAGCGTGTACTTCTCCGGAATCACGCCGTCGGCGATCTTGTCGGCGGTTACGGCCTTGGAGGCGAGCTTGTCGGTTGTGATTGAGCCGTCATCGACGGTAGCGGAGCCGCCAGAAGGGAGCCCCTCGATGTAGAGGCTCACCTCCTGAGCGCCCTTCTGCTTGGTAGAGGTGTACTTGGCGTTGATGGTCTGCATGGCTTCCTCCTAGTACTTGAGCTTCTGGCCGGGATAGATGGTGTACGGCGACGAGATGCCGTTCTTGCTCGCTATGCCCTTCCAGCTGACGCCGAGCTTGGCGCCGATGCCAGAGAGCGTGTCACCGCTCCTGACGGTGTAGGTGCGGGACTTCCCGTTGATGATGTCCTGCGCCTCCCGGTACTTGCCTCCGCACGCCTCGATGACGGTCTGGCGAACCGGGTTGTTTCCGTACTTCCCGGCCCTGATCCACTTGGCGAGCGTGGACGCGGAGGCGTCGTGGGTGTCGTTGATGAAGCCCTGGACCTCGTCGTAGCGGCTGCCGCAGTAGTCCCTACGGGCATCGCCGTTGATGTTGTTCGTGACGATGTGGTACACGAGGTCGAGCGTGGAGCCGGACGGCGCGGAGTCCGCCGGCTGGGACGGGGACGGCGCAGGGGTCGAGGTGCTGCCGCCGGGGTTGGCGTACTTCTTCCAAGCCGCAGCGTCCATGTACGCCTTGTTCAGGTCGAGGTTTCCGCTGTAGCCGGAGAGGCGGCCGCAAGAGCTGTACTGGCGGATGGCGCACGAGTAGGCCCCCTCGTTCCAAGGCGCATCCTGATAACCGGTGGCGTTCATGTTTGCGTACTGTGCGATCCAGAGGGCGCAGTTGAGCGCGTCGGCGATTGGCTTCACCTGAGCCATGCGGCTCTGCTGCACGTAGATGACGGGCGGGATTCCGGTGCGGTCGATGACGCGCTGCGCGACCTGCCGCAGGTAGTCCTCGTTGCCCCACGCGCTGTTCTGGTTGCTTTCCCAGTCGAGGCACAGCATGCCCTCGCCGACCCAGTTCTTGATGTTGTCGATGAAGAAGTCGGCCTCGCCGATAGCGCCGGAACCGTCGATGTAGTGATATACGCCGAAAAGCTTGCCACGAGCGCGGGCCTGCTCGACCTGACGCGCGCAGTCCGGGGAGACGTAGGTCTTGCCCTGCGTGGCCTTGGCGATGATGAAGTCATAGGGAACGGCGTCGAGGTTGATGCCGTTCTGCCAGTTGCTGATGTCGATACCGTTCATGGACATTTCTAGCCCCTTCCGATCGAGATGAAGTAGTCCCAAGCGACGGCGTTGAACTCGTCGTAGTCGAGTGCGACGGGATACGCCTCGCACGGGTCGTGGATTGTGATGTGTCCGTAAAGGTTCTCCGTTATGAGCACCACGTGGCCGCCGTACTCGCGCCCGTCCTCGTGGAGCGCGCTCTCCATGGTTCCGAACACCAGACGCCCGGCGGCGGACTCCTCAAGCGCCCGCGATCTGTCCTCGTAGAGAACCGTGTAGTCGAGCTTCGGGTCTTGCTGCGCCATCCACTCGCAGAAGCCGGGCATGTAGTTCTGCCCGTCCTGAACGTAGTCGTTGCCCACGAGGTTGAGCAGCATGGGCGGCGTGCACGTCTCGCCAGAAAGCCTCTCCCAAGCCATGGCAGCGCACGTGAGACCGCAGCCGGACGTGGCGAGGTCTGCGCCGGCGTAGGGCAGCCCGCCCCACCGCTCGTCCGTCTGCATGTAGAGCGGGACTTGCGGCTCGGCGGGCGTGTCGTACACGACGGGGAGCTGCTCCGGCTCCTCCTCGACGGGCTGCGGCTGAGTCCATACCACGAGCGCGCCGAAGAGGAACAGGGCCACGAGAAGGAGCGCTACTGCTGCTTGGAGAGCGGGCTTGTGCCTTCCTCCACCTCCGGCACGCCAACGATGCTCGTGAGCACCGACGCGACCGCAGCCGTGGCCGCGAGCGCCGCGATCTGCGGCCAGTCCAGCGCGGTAATGGAGACCACGGTCGTTCCCATGGCGGCGAGCGCCGTCTGGGCTGCGGTCTTGACGGCGCGGACGCCAGCCGCGACGAACCACTTCTTGATTCCGTCCTTGGTCATGGTTGAACCCCTTTCTAACCTTCATCGCCCGCTCCCTTGCGTCGGACGACGATTGCGTGAACCTCGTCAATCTGCTTGGCCATGTGCGAGGTGGTCTGGTCGATGCGCTGGGCGGTGGCCTCGGTGTGCTCCAAGCGCCCGCCCATCTCGTGGCTGCGCTCCTTGGAGTCACCGACCTGCGTAGAGAGCACCTCTAGGATTCGCGTCTGCGCCTGCTGGCCGTTGGAAAGCGTCTCGATGACGCGCGTCTGCTCGTTCTGCGCGGCCACCTGCTGCTGGGTGGTCTTGATGCGCTCGCGCTCGCGGGAGTCGAGGGCCTTGTCCGCCGTCTCCTGCACCTCGATGCGGTAGCGCTCGATCTCAAGCTTCTTCTCCTCGATGGCGCGCTCGTTCTCAAGCTGCTTCTCCTTGAGGGCGCGGCGCTGGGGCATTCCCCACTTGACGACCACGAAGCAGATAGCCGCAACGGTGAAGGCGAGGAGGGCGGCAAGCGGCTCGGCTATGGCGGCGGCCTCGAACCCTCCCGCTAGGGCATCCCCGCTCATGCCTCCTCCGGCACATAAGCCGAGGGGGCCGTCTCAAGCTCGGCCTCGCAGGCGTTGATCTTGGCGCGAAGCTCCTCGCGCTGGGCCTTGACCGGCTCCCATTCCTCATCTGGCATAACGCCGTCAGCGTGCTTGAGGGCCTTGTAGTCGCTCTGCACGAGAAGCTGCTTGTAACCGTTGATCTCGGCCTCGATGGCCTCTCTGGTTCGCTCCATGGCGCACTCCTTTCATAGGGTGCGCACATCGTATGGGCGGCGTGAGATTACGCGGCGGCCTTGAGCCTAGTCAGGGTCAGGATTTCCGCTCCGGGGGGGGGGTATTCATTGACGAACAGCTCCTTGTAGAGCCTGTCCATGCTGAGGACGGTTTCGTGCGCGTCGAGCCTGAGCATGCCGCCGCGCCAGCTCTGGTATGACTGGTTTATCTGCCTCAGCGTTATCTCGCCACGGTCTAGCATGCGGCGCATCGCCTTGAGCTTGCGGCGCTCGCGGGTTATGGCCTCGCGGCTCGGGCGCACGACGACCTTGCCCGTGGGGCCGTAGTAGAACCGCTTCTTGAGGAACCTGAAGCCGCGCGATAGCTTGACGATACGCGTCTTCTTCTTGTTGATTGTGATGCCGAGGTCATCGCACAGTATCTCGATGCAGGCCAAGACCAGCTTGAGCTTGTCCTTGCTCATGTCGATGTAGTAGGAATCGTCCATGTAGCGGCCCGTCGCCTCAAGCCCCGCCATCTCCTCCGCCCAGTGGTCGATGGGGTTCGGGAGCGCAACCGCGAGTATCTGGTTCGGCTCGCTTCCGAGGCCGAGGCCCACGTCGCCGCATGCGTCTATGAGGCCGTTTGTCAGCGCCACGAGACGTTCGTCATCGAGGGCCTTCATCACGAGCCGCTTGGCCGCGTCGTGGTCGATGCGCGCGAAGTAGTCGCTGAAGTCAACGAGCAGCACGTAGCCATCGGTTCCGTGCCGCCGGTAGTGGCGCGCGAGCTGGTTCTTGAGCCGCGCTATAGCGTAGTCGACGCCCCTGCCCTTCATGTTGGCGGAGTTGCCGGCGGTGAGCGTCGGCATGATCGCGGGGACGAGCGCGTTCTGGCTCAGCGACTTGTGTACGACCCGCTCGCTGAAGTGCACGGACGATATGTGCCGAAGCTTGCCGCGCTCAATGAGGTCGAACTCGTGGAAGCCGCGCCGGATGTCCTCGCCGTTCAGCAGGTCTTGGCGTGCCTTGTAGACGTTGCCCAGAACGTGGAGGCAGTAGCCCTGAACAGACGCCTTCCACGACACACCGCGCCTCGACTTCATGGCGGCGTCGTAGAGCGCGTCCATGTCGGCGATACGCTCAAGCGTGAGGCCGTCTATTCTCTCGGCCCTGTTGCGGGCGCGCTTTTCCTCGCGCCTAGCCCTGCGGGCAGCGCGCCTGTCGTCTGAGTTCATGGAGGGCACCCCGCACGGCTAGCAGTGGCGCTCGAACAGCCGCTTTGCGGGGAGACCATGAAACCGGGCTGAGCGCCGGAGCGCCCGGCCATGCAAGAAGCGTCCGGCTCCCCGCGCGGGGTGCATATTTACGGCGCTGAGGCCGATGGTCGCGCCTTCCTTCCTCTTTGCGCTCGGCTTTCGGCTCTCGCTTACTCGGTCTGGCAGTGAAAGGGAAGCCGGGGCGGGGCCGCACCCACGTGTTGCGAGGGGAGGTGCCGTTGGCGTTGCCGTTGTTGTTGCAATAGCAGACGTTGGACGCCGAACCACCCACGACGGAGCGAAGCCACCAATTGACGCGAATAACAAAGCGCAACCGCTACGCATTATAGCCGCCCGGCTGTTCGAGCACCACGGCCTCTAGGCGCTCGGTCTCGGCCCTCGCGGCGGCAAGCCTGTCCTCCGCCGACTCCCTGCCGATTATGCGCGTGTACTTGCGCTTTTTGGAGACCTTGTCCGCCTCGTCGCGGATCATGCCGGAGATGCGCTCAAGCTCGCTCGCGGTGGTGCACTTCATGGCGATGAGGCACTGGAAGTCCTGCTCAAGCTGATCGCAGTCCGCCATGGCGAGTCCCAGATACCTCTTGCGCTCCAACACGTTAAAGGAGTTGCTTGGGTAGAAGCGGTTGGCCCTGTTCACGTTGTACACCAGCGAGCGGGCGGTTTCTGCCATGGGGACGCCCAGAATGAGCCTCTTGCGCTTCGGCACCACGTTCTCGTTGCTCACGAGGGAAAGCACCTCAAGGCGTATGTCTGCCGCGAGGCTTAGGAAGTCCGTGTCGGCCTCCTTGCGGTTCCGTTGGAATACTTGGCTCATTTCGCCCCCAAAAATTCGGCCCGCTTCGCGGGCATATAAGAACAAAAGCAAAGGGCGACCGCGCAAGGCGGTCGCCGTAAGTATAGCCGTGGTTCAGCTGAATGAATCAGCTGAGGAGGAAGCCGGGGCGGGGCCGCACCCACGTGTTGCGAGGGGAGGTGCCGTTGGCGTTGCCGCCGCTGGCGCAACAGCAGACGTCGGACGCCGAACCACCCACGACGGAGCGAAGCCACCAAGGGACGCGAACTTTCACGCGGTCTTTGGTCTGGCGGAAGATGGGCAGCTGGCAGCTCTCTCCGACGGAGTAGCCATGCGTACCCCATACGGGCGCGCCGTACACCTCCATCTCGTTGAGCGACCAAACCTTGCCGAGGTTGGCCCAAGACCAGCCCGTGGACTCCTCGACGTTGCCGCTCGCGCTGTAGCGCTCCTCAAGCAGGCACCGGCGGTCGATGATGCGGTTGCGGAGCGCCTGCGGGAGCTTCGGGAAAAGCCACTCGGTCTCCCACTTGTGCAGGTTGCTGTTGAGGTACGGGTGCTTCTCCTCCGCCGTGCCCTGATTGCTCTCGGTGTCTCCCCAGTAGAGGTACTGCCCGTCTGTCGTCTGCCAGTCCGTGTCGGTAATGGCGATGGGATCGAACAGGCACACGAGATGATGCTGGGTGAGCTGCGTGTCCATGGCGTTGAGGTAGGTGTCCATGCCCGCGATGCGCGCCGTGAGGTTGTTGCTCTCGACGGGCACGGTGAAGTAGTCGCCGATGCGCAGGTTGCCGAAGCCAGAGTCACACAGCCCGCCGAGGTAGGCGTAGAGGTCGGACTGACCGGAGAACAGCGAGTTGAGGTTGCGGCCCGCATAGATGCCGTTGAACTCCTGACGGTCGTACTCGGCGTTGGTCGATGCCAGCGTTGCGGAATTTCGCGCCGTCTGGTCGATGATGCTGTAGTTGGTTCCGTTGACGTTGAGGGTCTTCGCGTCTGCCATTTACTTGCCTTTCTACTCGAGGGTTATGGTCGTGCCGCTCGCCGTGCAGGTCGAGCCGAAGGTTACGGTGCTGCCGGATACGGACGCCTTGGAGCTTGGGCAGTACACCGTGCCGTCCATGTAGAAGAACCCGCCTGTGGAGTCGGCGAGCATCGAACCGAGCTTGTCGATCTGGGCGCGCATCTCGGCCACGTCCTCGTCCCCCACGACGCTCGATTGCAGGTTGTCCGCGACGTTGCGGGCGTAGGTCGCCGCGTTGTTGGCGTTTGTGGCCGCACCGTTCGCCGCGTTCGTGGCGGCTTGAGATTGGCTCTTGAGCGAGTTGAACTCCGTCACGCGGTTCTCCTCGGCGGTGGCCCTCGCTTCCTCTTGGCTCTCGCGGGTCTCCTCGGCCTTCTGGCGCGCCGACTCGTTGCTCTTGCGGGCGTTCTCTGCGCTTACGCGCGCGGACTCTTGGCTCTCGGCCTTCTTCTCGTAGGCTTCCCACTTCTCGTAGAGCTTGGTGAGCATGTCATCGTAGTACTCTGCGGCAGCCTCGGGGTCGGACGTGTCCACGGCGGGCAGGATTCTCAGCTCGAAGCCCTCGGTGGATTCCGCCTTCGACGTTCCGCTGTAGAGCACGAAGTGCGCGAGCCTCGCCAAGCCGGGTGACGAGACCGCCTGAGACGGGAGCGTGCACTTCACGATGCTGCCGGAGATGGACGCCGTGCAGCGCGCCCACGTCCCGTCGGCCTTGAGGATGTCGAGGCGCGCCGTCAGGCCGCTGGGCGTGTATTTCTCGCCGTCGTTCATGAGCTGGGCGCTGATGGTCTGCGTGGCCACGTCGCCCTCGCGCACCACGACGCGCGGCGGCACGAGCGACGTGCTCTTGTTGACTTCTAGGACTATGTTGTGCTCTACGGACATCAAAGGCCCCCCATCAATTCATATCGTGCTATTGGTTCCTGTCTTTCACGTACTCCTCCAACCCGACCCATCGCCCATAGCTTGAGTTGAGGTACTGGATTCCGGCATCGGTGATGCGAATCCCGAATACCGATCTCGTTGCTCCGACGGAAACTCTTCTGTTGCTCGTCATCTCTATGCTCTTTGGAGACAGCTGAAGACTTGCGGAGAGATTCGCGTCGGGAACGCTTTTCGCATCATAGACATCCATGTAGAGGGTGCAGTCCTGATTTGTGTTTGCGCTCAGCGTTGCGAGGACGTTTTCACCGAACTTGATTCGCATGACTTCTATGTTGGAAGTGTCCTTTGAGTCCCTCTCAACCCTGAACACGACGTCTCCGTATTCGTCAGTAATCATCAGACCGTTTTCTGGGCTGATTTCTACCGTGTTCCAAGACCCGGCAATCTTGACCGTGCCGTTAGTGACAGATAGGTCACCGCTCTCCAGATCCCAGGAGTTCTTGCCGCTCTTGTCGGTCAGGATTCCCGCCTTTACGAGAGCGGCGTCCACGACACCGCTCTTGATGTAGTCTCCGTTGATATAGAGCTTCCCGTTGCTGAGGTAAACACCCTGCGTCTGCCCGTTATTAGTCAGTCGATTGAACACATCGAGCTGCGTTAGCGAGTTGTCTAGGTCGTTCGTGCTCTGGTTGCCGCTCGTGAGCGCCCGCGCGAGAACGGGGTCGGTGTAGGTAACCGTCCCGTCAGACCACGTGATGCGGCTGCGCGTCCAGTAGTAGCGACCGGCCACCCACGTCTGCTGCGTGGTTGACCAAGAGCCGCCCGCTTGCGTGGTGCTGCTGGTGCTCAGGTAGTATTGCTCCACTACCTCCTTAGCTCCTATGCCGCCGTCGTTCGCTATGCGCCTTGCCTGTGTGTACTCGGTAGTTCCGTCGGCGAGCGTCATTTTTACGCGCGTCCAAAGGTGCTTCCCCTGAGACCAGAGCGCGGTGCTCGTCCAGCTCGTCGGCTCGGTGGTCGCGCTGCCCGAAAGACCGTATTGCACATCGGTTGACACCACGACGGAACCGGCCTGAGAACCCGCGAGGTTCGCAAGGGCGGAGATCGTCACGTCGCCAGTGTCGATGTCGGCGCTGAAGACGGTCTTCCCGTTCTTCTCAACCTTGATGGTGCCGGTCTTGATGTACTCTCCGTTGAGGTACAGCTTGCCGTCCTTCATGTAGAGGCCCTGCACCGCCCCGTTGTCCGTCAGGCGGTTGAACACCTCCTCCTTGTCGAGCTTGGTGTCCAGATCGTCGGTCGACTGGTTGCCGCTGGTAAGGGCGCTCGCAAGAACCGGCTCCGTGAAGGTTATTGTTCCGTCAGACCACGTTATCCTTGAGCGCGTCCAGTAGTAGCGTCCCTTGACCCATTTCGGCTGCGAGTTCTGCCACTGGCCGCCCGTCTGTGTGGTCTGGCTCGTGGAGAGGTAGTACTGCTCAACGACCTCGGAAGCGCCTATGCCCTTGTCGTTGGTGATGCGGCGCGGGGTCGTGTACTGCACCGAGCCGTCCGCGAGCGTCATCTTCACGCGCGTCCAGAGGTGCTTTCCCTTCTGCCAGAGGGCCGTGGTAGTCCATGACGTGGGCTGTGCGGTGGCGGAATCCGAAAGGCCGTACTGAACGTCGGCGGATATGACTATCTCGCCCGCCGTGCTGCTTCCAACGGAGGCGGTGGCGGATATGGCCACGTCGCCGGAATCGAAGTCGACCATGAAAACGGGGTCGTTAGGGTCACCCACGACCATGCGGCCCGCCTTGATGAGGTTGGCCATGAGCGTTCCGGTCGTGATCCAGTCGGCTACGAAGCCGTTACCCGTACCGAACGTGCGCCAGTCGTAGGAGCCGTCGGCCTTGGTTCCCGCAGCGATGCGGAATCCAAGCGAGCACAGCTGCATGGCCGTGCCGCCCGTTGCGGTCGGCCTGCCGTCCTCGTCAAGCGGAACACTCGAGAATATGAAGCCGTTCTCGAAGCTCACGTGCATGTAGCTCATGCCGTTGAGGTTGAACTGCTCGTTCAGCGAATCTATGAGCTGTTGCAGGAATGCTGGCGTGGTTCCCGCAACGGCGTCCCAGCTGCCCGACTGGTTCTGCAAGTGCGTTATCTGCTGCTGTTGCTGCTGCAAGATGTCGGCGATGCTCTCGGTCACGTTGCCGAGCGTCACCTTCTGCGTCTTGGCTAGGATGTCGATGACCAGCTTGGTAACGCGCCCTTGGCACCGAAGCGTGGGCTCGAAGCTGCTATCTACCATCTGCGTGTCATCGCCGACGCCAACGCCCTCCCACGGGCGGCCCATGGCCACGAGGTCAACCACGTCCGCCTCGTAGGTGACGCCGGGCGTCTTGTGCTGGCCTAGGTAGTCCTGCGTCTCGTCCTTGAGCTGCTGCGCGTCCTCGCAGCTCGAGTTCTCGTACTTTCCGAACACGTGCTTGAGTCCGCCCTTGCCGTCGGGGCGTCCGTACAGCTTGAGGGCTTCGGCGTCCTCAACGTAGTCCTTGCCGTTGTTGATCTCGCCGAAGGTGAGCTTGCGCCCGTAGCCGCCCGCGTCCGTCTCGACGCCCTTGCCGTAGCCGTAGCACGCTGTGATGGCTCCCCAGTGCTCGGTGCGCGTGATGCTGTTGATGTCCTTGCCGTAGCTGAAGCGGCGGTGACCGTTCGCCTCCCCACGGTGCTTGAGGATGGAGACGCGACGGCCCGTGACGCCGCTCGCACCGACGGTGATTGAGGTCTCAAGCTCGCCGCCGCACTCTAGGATGCTGTTGAGGGCGGAGCGGCAGTCGGTGTGGTAGAAGGTGAGGCCGTCGGAAACGGTACCCGGCTGGTCTACCGTCCCGACCTCCCAGCGGGTAGGCTCAAGGCACACCTCGAGGGCGCGCTGGAAGCTGTAGCCGTAGGGACGCTTGTCCTCGATGTAGTCGCCGAAAAGCTCGCAGATTGAGTTGAGCGCGGTGTCGCTGTAGATGGGAAGCCCTGCGGCGCTCGCGCCCTGCGGGTCTTGGCACACGTGCTCGTGCGGCACGCCGTTGAGGTCTTGCCATACGAGGCGGTACCCCTCCTTGAGCGGAAAGGTCGTGGTGATGTCCACGGTGTCCTCGCCGTTGAGGCAGTCCGTCCACACGAAGTTGAGCAGCTGGCGCGCCCCTATGGTGCCGACGTATGCGTCGTGCCGGCTGTAAACGTCTACGCGCATCACAGCCACCTCTCGTCCCACTCGACGGTTGCGGTGCCGCCCGACACCATGAGCGACGCATCGCCCGCGATGGAAAAGAAGTCGCTCGTGATGTCCACGGCGTGATCCGTGCCGTTGACGGTGCAGCGCTCAAGCCCCATGTCGAGCACCAAGGTCTGTGAGCCGGTGAAGCTCGCGAGCACGCGCACGTACTCCCCAGTTCCTACGTTGGTTATCTGCCACTGGCTGCCCTTGGGAGGCTTTACGGTCACGACGGGGCGCGCCGGATAGCTCCCGCCGACCCGCACGCGCTTGGTTCCGCTCACCTCGACGCTGCGACGTTGCCCGTAGGCCACCGGGTCTGCGCAGAGGAACACAAGCTCCACGTCGGGGATGTAGGCGGGCTTGCTCAGCTCCGCCCCGCCCTCGTAGAGCGCCATGAGGTAGGTCGTTGGGTCATCTGGCAGAACCAGCGGAGCGGGGTCGGCGGACATCAGGCACGCCGAGAGTGCCTTGCGCGCCTCGGTTACCTCGCTCATGAGGCGGCGGGTGATGCAGCCGCTCACGGTGACCTCGATGGCGTCAAGCTCCACGGAGGAGACGAGCGCGCCGTCCATGCCGGGAACCTGCGTCTGCGTGATGCGGCGCTTGGGCACCACCTGCCGCTTGATGTCGGTCACGAGCATGTACGGTGAGAGGTCGTGGCCGTCGAACTGTATCCTCTGGTCGAAGCTCATACGGCGTACCCCCTTCCTCGTGCCGTGATCCTGCTGCTCTGCGCGAGCGCGGTGGAGACCGCGTCAACGCCGATGTAGGCGTTGGTGTCCTTGGATGCTATCTCGCGCAGAAGATTCACCATCTCGCCCAGCATGGCCATAACCTCGGCGTCGCTTCCGCCGTCCTGCTGCGCCGTTCCGTAGCCGACGGTGCGCACGCCGGAGGAGAACCCGCCGTTGTTCGCCTCGAAGTAGGAAGCGCTGGCGAGCCTTCTGGCGGCGTCGGAGACGGTTCCCTCACCCTTGAGCATGCCGCTCGCGAAGTTCTGCGCGAGGTGCAGGCCGGAGGTCTCGCCTCCCTTCTCGGCGCCAGACCACGGGCCTTCCTCCGGGACTGAGAAGCCCATGGCGCGCTTGGCGGCGCTGACAATGCTCCAAGCGGCGTTCGAGACCCACGTGATACCAGCGCGGATGCCGCTGGCGAAGTTGCTCGCGAGGTGGCTGCCCCACCCGTAGGAGTTGCCCGCGTTCTGCATGTTGCTTGCGGCGCTGGCGAGGCTCCGCGCGTTGCTGAGGGTGGAGCCGACGCCGGAGCCGATGCCGCTGGCGAAGTTGCTTGAGGCGATGCGGCCCTTGCTCGAAAGGTCTGAGGGCGTGCCGGAGACGCCGGACGAGGCGCTCCTGGCGAGGCTGCGGGCGCTTGAGGACACCGCGCCGATTCCCGCCGCGAGGCCGGACGAGAGGCCGCTTGAGGCTCTGCTGCCCGTGCTCTGCGCGTCCCCCGGAAGCCCGCTGATTCGGTCGATGAGCTGATGACCGAGCTGCGCGATCGAGCTGAGCGGGCCGTCCGTGTTGCCGCTGATGCCGTTCGAGAGGCCAGCGTCCACGTCGGAGCCGATGCGGTAGAAAGCCTGAGACGGCGAGTGCGATTCCAGCGTGTCCTTGGCCTTGCTGATGACGTCCTCGCCGAGGAGCGCAGCCTGCTCCTCTGAGAGCGTCCCGTTGGCGATGCCGTCTGCAAGGCCTTGGTCGATGTCGTGGCCGAGGAGCTGCGCGGCTGCGGGAACGTCACCGCCCGTTAGCTGAAGCGCGATCATCGAGAGCATGGTGTTGGTCGCGCCGGATGCCGTGAAGCTGTTGGCGGTGATGCCGTCGGCGACGCTCTGCGGTAGGCTGATTCCAGCGCTGCTCATCTGCGACGAGACGCTAGACCAGTCCCCCGTTGCGGCGGCCTTCAGGATGCTCGTGGCGGTGTCGACGTTGACCGTCCCGCTCTGCATGCCGTTGGCCAAGGCGGTGGCGGCGTTGAGGCCCGCGTCGCCCATCTGGACGCCCATGTTGTCGAGCGTCGTGATGATGCTCTGCGAGGTGCCGTCCCACGACGCGACGAGCTGCGTGAGCTGCTGGTCGTTGAGGCTGCGGAAGGACTCGACGGACACGCCCGCGTTGCTCAGGTCGTTGGCGAAGTCGTTGATGTCGCCACCCACGGCATTCATGGCTGTCGAGACCGTGGAGCTGGACAGCACGAGGTTCTGCATGCTGAAGGCGTTTCCGTCTGCTATGGCGGCCTGCGCCGTCATGGACGATGAGACGTTGTTGATCGACGTGTTGGTAGCGTCGAGGGCCGCCTGCGCGTCCTTAACCGCCTGCCCGTACTTGGAGTTCTCGGCGGTTGCCTCTATGGTTGCGCGCGCCTGCTCCATGGTAATGGGAACCCCTTGCGCAGCCATGGTGTTGTAGTAGTTCTGCGCCAAGGTGTCCATGTCGCCGTATACGTTGTTGTACTCCTGCTGCGCCTGCGTAAGGGCTGTGATGTTCTCGGCCTGCTGCTGGTAGAGCGCGGAGAGGTTCTGCTGCTGCGCGTCGACCTGAATCTGCTGCATCTTCTGGTCGATGTAGCCGCCGAGCGACTGCGTCACGTTCTCGATAGCGCCCTGCTCATCCGAAAGCTTGCCGTTTGCCGCATCCGTCACCTGTATCTGCGTTCCGCACAGGTCGTTCACCGTATCGACGGCGGTGCGGAGCCGCGCCTGCGCGTCGTTGGCGAGGTCGGTGTGGTTGGCGTACTGCTGGATGGTCGAGTAGGCCTGCTGAAGCTGCGCCATCTGGGCCGAGGCGCTGGTGTTGGTGTCGCTGATCGTCTGGGCGAGCTGGGCTTGGGACTCAAGCATCTCGTCAATGTCAACCTTTGCGACACCGGCGGAGGCCCCGTAGCCCTCCAAGGCGTCGGCCCCGGCGTTCGAGGCGCTCACGCCCTTCTCGGTCGCTGCGGTAAGGCCCTCCGTTGCCGCCTTCAGGTTGTCCTCGTGCTCCTTGGCCTCTTGGAAGACGCCGACCAAGGCGGTGATTCCCGCGATGATCGCGAGCGGCGCGATGGTCGCCAGCGCGAGCTTGAGGCCGGTTGCCGCTACGGATGCGGCCTTCATGGCCACGCTCTGGGCGGTCACGGCGGTGGTGCTCGCCTGCGCTGCGGTGGCCGAGGCCTTGTATCCCTCGACGGTTCCCTTGGCCGCGTCCATGTCCTGCTTTCGAGCATCGACAACGTTCTGAAGCGCTTCTACGGTGTCGGCGTTGGCCTTGGAGCCTTTCTGCTGCTCCGTTGTAAGCTTCTTGACCGCCTGCTCGTAATCGCGTGTCTTTACAATCGAATCCGTAACCGCGTCGATGTACTGCTGAACGCCACCGGCTGCCTTTGCGGCGGGGTTGCGCTCGAGCGCCTTCGCCAGCTTGTCGTTGCCCTGATAAGCCTTGAGTGACGCGACGTTGGTCGTCGTGAGCGCGTCGGCATAGGTCGCGATGTCCTGCTTGGCCCTGCCGAACGCCGTGAACATGGAGCCTACGCCCTTGGTTATGCGACCGGTGACGGACAGCACGGGGCCTGCCGCAGCCGCCACGAGGCCGAAGCCGATGACGGTCTGCTGCGTGCCCTCGTCCATCTGACTGAAGGCGTCGGCAGCGCCGCCCACGGCCTCTGCGGCGTCGGTCACCGCCGGTGCGAGGGCGCTGCCCACTTGGATGGAGGCGGTCTCGATTGCGCCGTTCATCTCCTCGATGCTGCGCTGCGTGTCGCCCATCTGGGAGTCGGCGAGGCGCTGGGCCGCCGTCTGGTCGTTCGTGGCGGCGGTGTAGCGCTGTATGCCCTCGGTGCCTTGGTTCATCATCACGAGGGCCGCACGGGACGCGTCAGCGCCGAAGATGGTCTGGATCGCGGCATCGCGCGTCGCGGAGTCGAGGCCGCTCAGCTTGGCCTGAAGCTCGCCCGCGACTCCGGCGGCGTCAAGCATGTTGCCGTTCGCGTCGCGGACGTTGATGCCAAGGCTCTCCATCATGGCGGCGGACTTGTCCGTGGGGGCCGCGAGGCGCTGAAGCATCGTCTTGAGCGACGTGCCCGCGTCGCTTCCACGGATGCCGGCGTCGGCGAAGGCACCGAGCACGGCGGTGGTGTCTTGGATGCTCCACCCGGCGCTGTGGGCCTGAGCGGACACCTGAGATAGGCCCTGCGTGAGGTCTGAGACGTCCGCAGAGGATGCGGCGGCAGCACCCGCTAGGGCGTTGGCCGCCTCGCCGGTCTCGTCGGCGGTGAGGCCGAACGCGCCCATGGCCTGAACGGTCACGTTGGCAGCATCGGCGAGCTGAAGGCTTCCGGCGGCTGCCAAGTCCATGGTGGTCTTGAGCGCACCGCCCTTGATGTCCGCAGCTGTAAGGCCTCCCTTGGCAAGCTCCTCCATGGCGGCACCGGCCTCGGAGGCGCTGAACACCGTGTCCGCGCCCATGTCGAGCGCGAGCTGTCGAAGCTCCTCCATGTTCGCCTTGGGGTCGTTCAGCGCGCCCTCTACGCGGCTCATGCTGCTCTCGAAGTCTATGGCGGTCTTGGCCGATGCCGCGCCGATGGCCGCGAGTGGAATGGTTACCCCTGCGGTCATGGCGTCGCCCGCATCGGCGACCTGCTGCCCGGCGCTGTAGATGCGACCGCCAGCCTCGGCGGCCTTGGAGCCTGCCTCGACCCAGCTCTTGGACATGGAGCCCTCTGCCGCTGCGGTCTTCACCGCGAGGCGGTCTAGGGACTTCTCGGCCCTCTCGACCGCAGAGGCGTTGTAGGAGCCGGATATGGCGATGGAGATGCTTGCCTTACCCATTGAGGTACTTCCTTATGGTCTGCTCGATGCGGGTCTCTACCGCGTCCACAACGGCGTCCTCGTTGTCGAGGACGGCCCTCACGAGGGCGCGGGGAGGGTTGCCCTGCGGGACTCCGACGGGGAGGCCCCTGCGCCTGCCCGAAAGGTAGACGGCCCCGGCGTTGGCGAACTCGATGGTTCCCGCGCCGGGGTCGGTGCTCTGTATGCGTATTCCGTTCGAGATCGCGCGCATGGCCATGCTCGACGCGTAAGCGCCGGTTCTGGCGATTGACTGGGCGTTGTTTCGCGCGTCGGTGAGGATGGGCTTGGCGTCCTGCTTCAGGCCCTTCTTGAACTCGCGGGGAAGCTCCTTGTTGATCGAGCGCAGGGCCTTGATGGTCTCCTGAAGCCCCTTGGCCTCGATGCGGACGCCGCCGCCGTGAGTGAACGCCATCATTTCCTCCCGCGATTGAAAATCCTGTTTACCCTCGCCCTTCGCGCCTCCATGTCGGCCTTGCGCCCCCGCTCCTCCTGAGCGTCGTAGAACATGTCCACGTACTCATCGAAAACAGCGGGGTACTCGTCGCACAGCCTCGCTAGGTCATACGGCGAGCACCCCGTTCTCAGGCTCAGCGCGGCTATTCGGGGCGCGCGCCCGCTAAAGGGGCGTCGGGCTTGTTGTCCTTGATGAGAACGTCGTAGGTGTCCGCAAGGGCCTCGACGGCCTCATCGAACTCCATGCCGTCAAGGCCAAGCTCCTTGAGCTTCCCAGCGCGCTTGGCGGCAACGTAGGCCCACGCGAAGTCGAGGCGGTTCTGGTTGGTGACGCGATCCGGCCAGCCTGCGGCGTTCTCCTGCGCCTCCCAGAGGGCGGAGCGGCCTCCCTCGATCTCGAAGCTGGTGCCGTCCTCCGGCTTGGTGAACACGAAGGCGTATTTCATCGCTGCTCCTTACTCGGTGATGTAGCTCTCGGTCTTGTTGACGATGGTCACGGTGACGGGGGTGCCGTCTGCGGAGTCGATGCCGATGTCATCGGCGCTGAACTCGACCTCTGCGGCGTTTCCCTCGGGGTCGACCTCCGGCATCTCGAAGTTCCACGGCACGTTGGTGAACGCGACTTCGAGCGTGCAGTTGGCGTCGGCGGAGTGGGTGAACTTCCACAGCGCGGAGCCGTACACGATCTTGGAGGAGACCTTGGTGCCGTCGGCAGCGCCGGTGAGGCACTTGCGCATGAGCGCGAAGTCATCCGGCACGACGGTCATGTTCACGGAGGTGGTCAGCTTGCCCTCCGCGAGGATGGTTGGCACGACCTGACCCGCCGCGCGCTTCGCCTCGAGGCTGTTGGACATCTCGAAGCTGCCCTGCGTAACGGTCACGTCAACGGGGGTCTTGCTCGCGGTGTCGATCTTGAAGTCGCCGCCGGTGGGCACGAAGTAGCCGTCGAAGCACGAGGGGTTGACCACGTCGCCCCAAGACTGGAAGAGCGTCGCGTCGACGCCCGCTGCGGTAACGCTGATGTCGAGCGGGGCGTTGCCCTCGAAGGTGAGGCCAAGCGTGTCAACCTTGCAGCCGTCAACCTTGTGCACGGTCTGCTGGGCGGTGTCACCGATCTGGCCCCAGAAGGTCAGCAGCGGGAGCACCGAGCCGAGCGTGATGACGTGCTTGTGGTAGCCGGGATGCTCTTCAACGGTGGTTGAGACGATGTTGCCCATTGCGGCGAGGCAGTAGAGGGCAAGTGAGTCGGCGTAGGCCAGCGTCTCGAAGTCAACGCCCATGTTGACCTCGGAGACGTAGGCACCGTTCGCGGCGTTGGCGCGCAGGCCGCACGCAACGGCCTTCTGCTCGATGGTGCGCTCGGGGTTGACCAGACCGCCGCCGGTCAGGCCGTGCTTGATGGTGGGCTGCTCCGCCGGGGCGTCGCTATCCTGAAGCGCGACGCCCAGCATGCCGATGGAAACGTTAATCATCGCTGGTCTCCTTCTTCCGTGCGGCGGCTCGAACCGCCCCCTGCTCCTTGAGCGCCCTCACGAGCGCGGTGGGCGCTTTGACGGTCGCGCCCTTCTTGAACCGGTAGGGGTGCCCGTTGTAGAGCACCGAGACGTCCTTGGTGGCGATCACTGCATAACCTCCCTGAACTTCTGCGGGCACTTGGCGAACACGGAGCACTGCACGCCCACGGATGCAGCGGCCATGTGGTACTTGGAGCTGTCACCGGACGCTCCGGCGGCCTCGATGGATGGGAACGAGTTGTCAACGGACATGGCGAGGCGCTGGTCTGCCATCACGGCGTTGAAGACCGCGTCCACGTAAGCCAGAAGCGTCGCCGATGCCGTGGCTTGGTCGGAGTGGCGGGCGAAGCACAGGACGTGGATGGTGAAGTCGAGCTTCCCGGCACCCGGCACAGCGCGCCCGCCCATGGTCGCGGTGTCCACGATGGAATCGACCGCGATGTAGAACGGCGGCTCGCTGGTCGGGAACCCGTCGTAGACCTTCGGTGCCTGCACGCCTGGGTAGAGGTCGGCGAAGCCCTCGGCTACCTTGGCCATGCGCCGGTACAGCTCGTCGCGCGCCTCCTTGAACGTCACCATACGAGGTTCGCCCCCCGCCCGAACTGCTCGATGGCCGCATTGACCTCGGGGATGTCCGTGGCGCCGTCCTGCCCTGCCGTGGTGAAGCGGATGAAGCCCGCGTCCGTGCTCTCGCCCGTGGCACCGATGGGGCGGTTCGAGGGGCGGAGCATGTACGCCGCGAGCTCAAGGGCGGCGCGGGACACCTGCGCGGGCACCTCCCCGTAGCCGTAGAGGTACTCGACCCAGCACGGGAAGGGGTGGCACGCCGTGCGCGTGGCCTGACAGTCGCTCTCGAGCCGGTAGCCCTCGGTCAGGAGCTCGCGCACGTCGTTGTGGTCGAGCTGAAGGTAGCTGCCGCGCCCGTAGTCCTTGGTGCGCCCGATGCGGGTGACGAAGGAGCGGAGGGCGTTGCGCTCGATGACCTCGGTGGCCGCCTGACGCGCCTGGAACAGCTCCTCCTCGCTGAGCTTGTCGAAGTCGTCCTGCCCGTCGCCGTAGCCCCTGAGCGCGTCGAGCGGGAAGTAGTGGCGGGAGACCACCTCGCAGTAGGTGGAGAACATGGTCTCGCCGCCGACCTTCCAGTCGATGCGCAGGAGGTCGGGCGCCTTCATCACGGGAAGCTCGATGGCGTTGTCCTCAACGGGGAGACCCTGCTCCCCGCCGAAGCGGGGGCGCAGGGTCGCGGAGTCGATCGAGGCGTCGGCCTCTAGCTTGAGCGTGATGGCCTCGGATGCCGCGACGCGGATTGTCGAGTCCGGCGCTACGAGCATCACTCCTCCTCGTCCTCTGGCTCGGGCTTGGCCTTGCGGCGCGGCGCCTTGCCCTTGGGCTTCTCCTCCTTGAGGAGCCCGCGCTCGCGCGCCTCGTCGTCGGACATGGTCTCGCCCTTGTAGGCGACGAGGCGGCCGTCGCGCGTGACCCTCTTGGTGCTCGTGTACATGGCTCCTCCTTACTCGGTCTTGTCGAGGTCGGTCTTCTCGGCGTAGCAGAAGCCGTCGGGGCGGCGCACCTGAAGCGCCTTGGTCCACTCGGCGAGGATGGACAGCTCGTTTTTGATGAACTGGTCGTTGTAGTAGCCGATCTCCACCGAGACCCCGCCGTGAATGGCGCGGCGGCGAGCGGCGAAGGAGTCGTACACGAGGATGCCGGGGCAGTCGGGGTCTTCCACGACGGGCATGCCCCAGTAGATGTTGGTGCCGAGCGTCTGGTAGAGGCCCGTGGCGGTCTTGTAGAGGTCGATGGCCTCCTTGATCTCGGGCGAGACGGCGACGTGCGTGGGGATGCAGAGGCCGTTCTTCATGACGAGGGTGCGCATCTTGCGGATGGCCTCGTAGTAGTTGCCGCCCATGGCGGTCTCGAAGGTCTGGATGCCGGTGACGTTGGTGATGCCCACGATGCCGGTGGAGCTGTCGCCGGTCCAGTACTTGGAGTTTGTCTTCATGTCGAGGTCGAGCAGGAGGTCATGGTTGGTGACGTCCATCAGCTCGTCGTAGTCCCTGAGGGACTCCTTGGAGATGGGGACGTAGCCAGCGATGGTCTCCTTGTTGGCGACGGCGTCCTTGTAGGAGTAGAGCACGCGGCTCTTGGTCGCGGAGTTGCCGGAGGTCACGCCGCCCCACGTGTCCGGGGAGCCGGTCTGGGTGCTGCGCTGCTTGTAGCTGACGGAACCGGCTGCGGGGGCCTCGAGGAGGGTGTCCGCGAAGGTCTGGAACGGGGACTCGGGCTTGGCCGGGAGCTCGAGCTCGATCTCGGTGGGGGCGCCGACGGTGACGACGGTCGCGTCGTTGCGCGGGCCGACCTCGGCGGAGTTCTTGAAGCCGATCTCCACGCCGTGGAACTCGTCGCGAGCGCCGAAGATGCGCTCGGCGAAGGAGGTGTTCTGCGGCTTGGGCTTGGGCGCGTTGCGAAGCGCGTCCTCCATGTCGATGACGTGCTCGAGCGTGACGTCGAGCTGCTCGATGTGGCCCTGAATGACGAGGGCCTTGTCCTTGTCGCCGGAGTCGGCGGCGATGCGCTGCTCCTCCGCGAGTCGGTTGCGCTCCTGCCAGAGCTGCTTGGAAGTGATGACTGCCATTTCTACTCCTTTGTCTGGTAGACCCTGTTTCCCAGCACGAGGAGGCGGCTCCCCTCGTTTTGCTGCATGGTATTTGCGGCGTGAGATTTGCCCGGCTCGTCCTCCGGCTCGGCGGGCTTGGGAGTGGAAAGCGCCTCGATTGCCGCCTTCGGGGCATGCTTGTAGCGGGCCAGCATGGCCGGGTCGATGCAGGCCGCCACGCGCTGCTCGGTCTGGATGATCTCGTCCGCGAGGCCCGCGTCAACTGCGGCCTGCGCGTCGTACCACGTCTCGGCGTCCATGGCGGAACGCACGTCCTCAACGTCCATGCCGGAGCGTGCGGCGATGATGCCCGCGATGGTGGCGTCCACGGCCTCAAGGCGCTCTGCGGCCACAAGAAGCTCTGCCGCGTTGCCGCTCGTGTAGGTCCATGCGTCATGAATCATCAGCTGCGCGAAGTCGCTCATGATGACCTTGTCCGCCATGACGGCGATGTAGGAGGCCGCCGAGGCCGCGATGCCGTCAACGTATGCGGTGGTCTCGCCCTCGTAGCGCTGGATGGCCGAGGCGATGCCGAAGCCCTCGTACACGTCGCCGCCGCAGCTGTCGATGCGGATGTCGAGCGGCTTGGGACTCAGCTCGTCAAGCGTCGCGGCGAAGTTCTTGGCCGTGTTGCTCGAATCCATGTCCCAGAAGTCGCTCCCGATGGTGCCGTAGAGGTACACCGTCGCGCGCTGGGCCTCATTCTTGATTTGAAACATTCGTGCCTCCTACTCCCGTCTGGCTCCCGTCTCCGGGTTCCTTCGGCTTCTCTGCGTTGGACGAGTTGAAAACGTTCACGGTTCCATCAGGGTTGACGGTTCCGTAGTTCAGCGGGAACAGCGGAAGCCCGATGCCCTCAAGCGGGTCGAAGTCCTCAAGGTCGCGGACGTCCTCGCGCGTGATCGCGCCCAGATAGCCCATCTCGCGGTAGTACTGGGTGCGGGTGGCGTCGTCGCCGCGCATGAGGCCCTGAACGCGGAACTTGGCCTGCGCGTTCGGAAGCCCGCAGGACGCGAGAACCGGATGCAACGCGATCTCGATGCACCGCACGTCGGGCACTATGGTGTCAGTCACGTAGTCGATGTTGGACTGCTGCCCGCCGGCGTAGGTCGTCTGGTCTCCGTCGTAGACCTTCCAAGGGGGAACGTTGCAGGCGCGGCACACCTGATGCAGCACCCACTTCTGCTGCTCGATGACCGACGCGTCCTTCATGGTCTGCTGGTCGGCGACCCACTTAGCCCCGTAGCCGAAGATGGGCGCGCGCCCTGCCTCGGTGATGCCGCTCTTCATGTCGATTGCCGTGCGCAGGGCGCTCAGCTTCTTCTCGTCGTTGATGACGTTCCCGGCTGGTAGCTCGACGTGGCCCAGATGGTGGTTCCCGTTGCGGAGCATCGATCGGTAGAAGCGCTCAAGGTCGAGGCTCAGGCCGATCTCCTCGGCTGCCAGCTTCGCGAGCGACTTGCCCTTGATGCCGTCCTTGGTCACGTGCGTGCAGATGTTGACGACCTCGTGGTTGAAGTACGTCCCTGCGGGCACGTGGTCATCGCCCGGCGATACGGTGTAGGTGGTGCGGTAGCCCTTCGGCGCGTCGCGGTCATAGTTGTGCTGCACGGTCGCGGTGATGGGCCAGATGGCCTCGATGCGCCCACGGTTCCACTCGATGAACCAGTAGGCGTTGCCGAACGTGTCACGTCGCAGCACCGTCCACGCCATGAGCGCCGGGGCGGTCATCTCCTCGTTGGCCATGCCGTTGAGGAGCTTCGCGAGCGGATGGTTGGTCAGGCGCTCCGATCCGCTGCGCCTGTGGTTGACCACGCTGAACGGAAGAGACGCCATTGAGCGCGCCTTGGTCTGCTCGCACGCGGCGTAGTCGATTGACATGAGCGCGCCGTATCCAGCCGGTGTGGGAGCGAACCCCGGCGGAAGGTTGACGCGCACCACGTCTGAAAGCTCCGGCTCCTCGCCGCGCTTGTAGAACATGTCGTAGAAACGTCCCATGCTGCCCCTTTCTTCTGGCGGCATGGTACGGGCGGCGTGAGATTAGTAGATTTCCGGGGCGTCCTCGCTTCCCGACACGAGCTTGTTGTAGGCGAGCGCGGCTATAGCCAAGGCGATAGCGCCGTCTATCTTGGATTTGCGAGAGTCCTTGCCGAAGCGCGTGCCGTATGGCTCGCGCTCCTCCTCCACGGTGTTCTCCAAGTGCTGCCGAAGCTTCCTCTCGCCCTTGAGCTTGAGCCGCCTGTCCTTCACGAGGTTCATCACGATTGAGGTCGCTTGGCACATGGTGGCGTTGTTCTGGGCGAAGGACACGGTGTCGATGCCGTACACGTCGTTGAGCTGGCTGCTCATGACGATCATGCGGTTCGGGTCGATGCCAACGACCTCCGGCCAGTGCTCTTGGCACACCCCGGCTATGAGCTCCATGATCTGGTTCAGCGGGTAGTGCCCGGTGTCCTCGTCCGGCGTGTCGAATATCCAGCTCTTGGTGTAGCCGACCATCTTCCCGCTCTTGTTCGGGCGCTCCTGATAGGCCACTATCGCGTACGAGTCGCCCGCCGTGGCGCCGTCGATGCCTATGGTGTAGGGCCGCTCGAAGTCGAGCCTGTTCACGCCGCGCTCGCACCGGTCGAGCTGCGCCGTGGTGAAGCACGAGTACGCGTCCCTGTCCGATGGGAACCGGTTGGCGGTGTAGCGCTCGAACGACCGCTTCGACGTGGCCATGCCGCGCTGGTCTTGGATGCTCTCCCACGTGACCCACGAGGCGCACATGAGAGGCTCCCAGCTCTCGCGCTTGTCGATGTCGGCCTTATCATCGAGGCCGAGCCAGTAGAGGTACATGCCGTGGTCGTCGTCGGCCTTCTTCAGGGTGTCCCAGAGGAAGCCCTCGCGCGCGTCCGCTGCAGTGGTGATGCCGATGGAGAGCGGGTTCCAGAGCACCTTCTGTCCCTTGAGGCCCGCGTCCCACACCTTGCTGTCCTTGTAGACGTGGAGCTCATCGAATACGAGCACGTTGAAGTGCCACGATTCCAAGGCGTCCGGCTTGTTCGGCAGCACCATGATCTTGGCGCCGGTCTCGCGGTGGGTGATGACGTCCTTGCCTATCTCCCACTGGTCGCGCCACGTGTCGTTGAGCTTAATCATGGTGGCTATCTTCTCGAAGATGTTGCGCACCTGGTCCTTGCTCGACGCCACGACGCCGTACTGGCCGTTGTGTATGACCTCCATCGTGGCCACGGTGAGCACGATGGCCGCCGCGAGCTCGGTCTTGCCGTAGCCGGACGGGAGCCCGATTATCACGCGGCGGAACCGGCGCTTGAACCTCCCATCCTCCATGCTCCCGGTCGCGAATATGGGCTTCCAGATGTTCTCGCGCTGGAACGGCTCGAGCAGGAAGGGCTTCCCGTAGTAGGAGTCGTTCGACACGTGGTGGCACATCGAGGAGAGGCACTTCTCGTAGTCGCGGGCCATGACAAGGCCCTCGCGCGAGTACGCGGTCTCAGTCCTCCTCATCTACTACCACCTCGACCTCCGGCAGCTCGTAGGCGGCGTCGATGGAGCGGAACATGGCGGCGGTGTCGGCAGCCGTCTTGGTTGCGGTGGCGTCCATGAGGCCGATGCGCGAGCGGGCGAGCGGCGAGAGACCGAGCATGTCCGAGAGCGCGCGAATCTCCGAGCTGGCCTCCTTGAGGATGGTGAGCGCGGGGCTCTTGCGCACCAGCGGAACCTCGTGCCCGTCCGGCGTCTTGAAGGGCTTCACGCCGATCTTGTCGAAGATGGCTATCTTTCCGTTCTCCGAGTGTATGGCCTGCTCCGCCTGATGCGCCACGGCGTGCCAGTAGGTCAGGAGCCGCAGCGTCGGGATGTCCTGCTCCGTGAAGCTGTTCACGGGCGGCGCGAGCCACGCCCATATCTCGCTCTGCACGGGGTCTTCGGCTATGTCCTGCGGCATGAGCACGCCCGAGAAACCATCGCGCACGGCGAGGCCGTAGGAGTCCGAGAGGCCCCGGCGTATGGCGTTGTGCTTCGGCTTCGCGCCCTTCACAGGCCCTCACCCCTCAGTGCGTCCTCGATCTTCTTCGCGACCCTGCGCAGCTTCAGGCACAGGGGCGATGACGTGAGCATGGAGGCGCGGGAAAGGTCGCTCGCCGCCACGTGGGCGCGCTGCAAGACCTCAAGCACCTCGTCATCGGTCATTGATGCGGACGGGGCGGGAGCCTGAAGCTCGCCCGTGTAGGCGTAGCCTCTGGCCGCGCGCGAGCGGCACGTGGCGGAGCAGTACCGCGCCGTGCTTCGCTGGGCCTTGAACTCCCGCCCGCATATCTCGCACCGCTTAATCAAGCTGCTTGACCTTTCCGATAACAACCTTGGTCACGGGGAACATGACGACCTCGTAGGCGACCTTTGCGAGGCCGAAGGATACGACCGTCGCCAGAATTACCTGAGCCGGCATCACGCCGAGGAACATTCCGAAGTTGAAAACGGCGGCATCGCTCAGCTCGCCAAAGAGCGTGGAGACCACGCAGCGCGCCATAAGGTGCCTCTCTCCGTGACGGTCGTGCATGACCTGCATGATCTTGGCGTTGAGCGTGGAGCCAACGAGGTAGCCGCCGAAGCTTGCCGCAAGCGCTCGCGGAGTCGTTGAGAACACCGCCTCGAACGCGGGCTGCGCGGTGAAGTGCGCGGAACCGGGAACGATGATCGCGATCTGGTACACCAGCACGGCTGCGAGGTTCAGGATAAAGCCCATGAAAACGACCTTGCGCGCGGTCTTGAAACCGTAGACCTCGGTGAACACGTCGTTGAGGATGTACACGACCGGGAACGTAACGAACGCGCTCGACCAGCTGAAGCCGAACACGTCAAACGTCTTCCCAGCGATGGTGTTGTTTGCGATCAGCAGAACGCAGTACGTCGCTGCCGCATAGAAAAGGAACTTACTCTTTGTCATGCTTACCACTCCTTGTCGTTTGCTTCCAAGTACTCCGCGTATCGGAGCCATTCGGTGAAGTTATGGATGACGGCCTCCCGCGTTTTAAGCCGGTGGCCCTTTGGTGCGTTGACCTTGCAGATGGCAACGCCGTCGAACGTGTAGATGTATCCGCCTCGGTTCCCGTAGAGCCACGCCGTGGAGTCAACGGAATCGAAGCCAACGGATGGGAGCGTTTTCAGCTCGGTGTATCCGAGCCCGTGAACCTTTGCCCCAAGCCTGTGCGCCTCCCTCGTGAACCACCTGAGATACGGCTTGAGCCTCTTCCTGCCGTCCTTGGTGGCTATCCCGCCGATGGCGACATACGGGTACTCCGTGCACATCTCCTGAAAGGCCCTCTTGCCGCGCTCTAGGTGCCAGACCGGGATGCACCTGCGCCCCGTCTGCGCCTCGATCTCGCGCCGGAACTCAAGCACGCGCTTGTAGCCAACAACCGAGTCCACGTCCATCTCGAAGAAGTCTTGGACGTTGTTCTCGCAGATGTACCGGATGTACCTGTCAACGTAGGCCGGAAGGGCCTTCGCCTCCATCCCAGCCCCGTAGAGCGCGGTGAACGCTCCGGAATCGAGCAGGAAGCGCTTGAAGCGGTGGATGTTGCGCGTCTGCCAGTCCGCCACGTAGTAGTAGCTCTCAAGGATGTTGCACATTCCGGCCAACCCTCCTTGGAGCGCACCCCCCGTTAGCGTTTTGGAAGATGTACGGTCGAGTGAACGTCCCGGCTTGGTAGAGTCGCAAAACAGTTCTCCTTGCAGATAGCGGCCTCCGGGGCCGTGGGTGGCGGCAAGATAAAGCCTCATTTCATCGACGCCCCCCCCCGCAGCGTTTTGGAACAGGGCGCGTTCCAGATAGTTGCCGAGGCCGTTCGTTCCGGCGACGTACAGCCTCATAGCTCAAACGTCTCACCGCAGTTCGGGCATGTGGCTGTTTTTGGCGCTGGCGAATCGTCCTTCGGCTCGCCCTCCTCGGTAAAGAGGTTGTCGATGTCCGCCACGCCGGTCGTGTCGAAGCCGAAGTCTCCCATGTCGAACTCCCCGCACAGCGTGTCAAGCTCGTAGTTGAGCGTGTCGAAGTCCCACCCGGTCATCATGGTGGTTTGGTTGTCCACCAGCGTGAGGGCGCGGCGCTGGGCGTCCGTGAGGTCGTCGCAAGAGACGCATGGAACCTTCTGCATGCCGATGTTCTTGGCTGCGGCCACTCTTGCGTGCCCGGCCACCACCTCGGGGCGTCCGTCGGCGTTGCGCCACACGATCACGGGGTTCCTGAAGCCGAACTCCTTGATTGAGGCCTCTACCGCGTCAATCTGCTCTCGCGTGTGCTTCTTGGCGTTGTTTTCGTAGGGAACCAGCTCGTCAATCGGGATTTCCTCGATTTTCAGCTCGGTTTTTCGCATAAAAAGCCTCCTTCCAGACGGGTGAAAGGAGGCTATCGCGCGTGTGAGATTTAGCGTTGCGTTTTTTGGCGTCTTAGCGTTGCGCCCTCGCTCAGGCCCCCCCGAACCTCCAATTTCGTGGCGATAGACGCCGGGGGGTGGCGCGCGGGGTATGGGGTTTCTTTTGCGGTTTTCGGAGGGGTTAGGGGGTCTTGCGCCTGAGCCTCGCGTCCTTGGTGCCGTGGCAGCTCTTGCAGAGCAGCTGGAGGTTGCCTGGTGCGTTCGTCCCTCCCTTGCACAGCGGCACGACGTGGTCCACCTCGCCTCCCATGCCAGCCGTCCTCCACTTGGCGCCGTCGAACCACGCGCACTGCCTCCCGCACGCCGAGCACCTTCCCCCGGTCCTCGCTATCGCCTGCTGCCTTGAGGCCTGGTACTCCTTGGTGGAGTAGTTGGCCCGCCACGGCTCGCGTCCGCCGCGCGTGCGGTCGCCCTCGGTCGGCCTGCGCTTTGGCCTCGGGCGACACGGGCAGCGCTTGCCCGCCGGCACGACGCGGCCGCAGTGCGGGCAGTAGGTCCTCATCCTGCTCATCCCCGCCTCCCTCTCGTCCTTTCCCGAGGATGGTAGCGCGCGCATGAGAAAGGCCGCCCGGAGGCGGCCACATTATGGGAGAGCATAGGTGACGTGCGTGGCGTGGAAGAGACGCGCGGGGCGCCCCTTAGTGTCTACGCCTTCTGAGCTGCGTCAAGACGGCTCTGCAATGGATCGGACATTTTGACGCGGAACTCTCTGCCTGACGTGTCTACGACTCTCATGCTGTATGGTCGACCGATAACACCTCGCACGAAGCCGCGCAGCCTTCCCTTTCTCTTGCTGGGGACATACATGCGGAAGTAGCTGATGGGATAATCACGCTCGATCTGCTCGCCTCCCTCGAGAGTCCTAAACGCCTTGACGTGGGCGTATCCTTGGTCTATGCCAATCAATACAGGCTCCATCCCCGGCTTCCTGATGACAACGCCTTTGATGGAGGCCCGGCACGCGCCGACATTGGTGACGACAATCCCAACGCCCTCGTGAAGCATATTGTTGAACGGACCGTAGGCACGCAACTCCGCAGCGGACATAACGCGAGGCTTGTTCGCCCTAGATGACTCCTTAAGGGCAACCAGGACGGCGGCGAACGTCGCCATACCTCCGAACCACGTCCCGACTGCGGACACGGCGTCCCAGTTCACTTGCATGTCTTCACACCACCCCTCAGTTGATCACCTTTTCCCATTCTAACCACCATACGGGCGCTTGACCTCGCTCCCCCTGCCGTCGATGTACCAGACGTACTCGGGCGCACCGGTGTACGGCTCCCTGTACTGTCCGTATCTCCAGCTCGCGACCTCGAGCGCCTCCTGCAGCGGCACCCATCGCGCGGCCCAGCACCTGTCCCACAGCGTGTGGTAGTCGATACCCTGGTCGAACACCCCCATGATGGAGGGCGGGCATGCCTGGAGCCTCTGGATGGCGTGCGTCCCGTAGAAGCAGGCGAGGGCCTTGGCGCGGTCGAACGCCTCGGCGTCCCCGAACTGCCTGTAGAGCTGGGCAACGAGCGGCCTCACCCTCCCCTCGTCGCAGCCGTGCGTCTCAACGAGCCACGACACGCACAGATCCTCCGGGCTCCTGTCCTCCTGGCGCTCCTCGGGGAAGAGGTCGAGCACCATCTGTCCCGGCTCGGGTCTCACGACTTCGCCCCCAGCTCCTCGCGGATGCGGCGGGCATTCGCCTCGTACTCGTCGGCTAGCGCAATCGCCATCGCAGCGTTCGCGGGCTCGTTCCACCTGCGAGCGCGCGCGACTCTCGCGCCACTCTTGAACTCGTCTGCCAGCGCAAGCAGCGCGTCGCGGTCGCAGCTCGGCTGCGGCCTCTGGATTACGTCATGGCCGGGGGCGTTGCAGATGTCGAGCAGCGCGTCGACCAGCTCGTCCACCTCGTCGTCCTCGATTGCGGACTCGTCGCGCGGGTGGCGTCGGAGCACGGCCTCGTAGAGCGAGTAGAGGTTGTACGGCGGCTCGCCCTCGGTGACGCTCGGCTCGAAGTCGCAGCCGCCCTGCTCGTCTCCCGGCTCGCACCCGCACCACGACGCGCTCTCGCAGTGCGCGCAGAGGATGGTCCTCCCGCCGGAGCCTCGATGCGGCTCTATGAGGTCGGCGAGGCGGGCGAACAGTTCCCCTTCTCTGTGTCTGTTGACGTCGCCGAAAACGCACTTCTCGACGTAGAACTCGGCTCTCGTCTCCTGCCACCAATCATCGGGAAGGTCTACGTAATCCCGCAGCCTCCGCGCCACCTCGCGGCGCTCGTCGTCAGTAACCATTAGATCACCTTCCCCTCTCGAACTCGCTTCTGGAGGCGCTTGACGGCGGTCACGAGATCGCCGTGCTCGTCGTCCGGGTCGAGGTCGAGCACGGCAATCTTCAGGACGGCCAGCTCCTCGGATATGACGCCCGCGTTGATGGCCTTGGTGAGAGCGTCCGCCAGCTCCTCGTTACGCTCGTGGGCGCGCAGAGCGCTCGCCTGGCCGTCCATCTGGTAGCACTCCCAGTAGTAGTCGGCCTTCTCCTGGTACTTGTCGCGCAGCTTCTCGATGCTCATTCGCTCACCACCCTTGACCCGCAGTGCTTGCAGTACACGTCGTCGCGGCCGATTGCACCGCCGCACTCCGAGCAGACGTGGTGCATGGTCCAGACGTCGCCCTCGAAGCGCGGCTCAGGCCCGTGGGAGCCGTGCGACACCTCGACGTGGCAGGTGCGCTCCGCGCGGCTGTTCCACGCCAGGCGCGCGCCGTTCTCGTTCTCGTGGTAGAGCCGGGTCTTCGCCGCGCACTGCCTGTTGGTGCATCGCGCGAAGTAGCTCCCGCTGCTGTTCCGTACAATCTCGGCCTCTGCCCCGCAGAAGGGGCACCGCTTCAGCTCGGTCATTGCTCATCACCAGTCCCTCTCCGGCTTGGTAAAGGTGACGTCGATGTTGCAGCGCCAGTCCTTTACCGTCTCGTTGACGAGCGCGCCAACGAACTTCTCCGCGAGGTCTTTGGTGAACACCTGATCCCCAAGCTCCTTGGCGATGGCATCCCTGATCTGCGGGCGGTACTTCTCCATCATCTCCGACACGTAGGCAGCGGCCTCCCGCTTCACGACCTTGCGCACGTAGTGCTCGATGATGGGCGTGCCCTTGTCGTACGTGTAGTTCCCCTTGCCGATGACGTTCCCGTCCTTGTCGACCCTGCTGTTCAGCACCTCGTGGACGATCTCCGACGCGACCGCCTCCTTGCCGCCGAGCGCTTCTGCGATGCCGGCGCACACGGTCTGCCGCACGACCTCCTCCAGGTACTCCGGGTCGATTCCAAGGTCGATTCCGATGATGGGCTTCTTGTTCTCAGCCATGCTTGCTCTCCTCTCGGTAAAGTCGTCAACTAATCAGGCGACGAAGGCGAACTCCCCGGCCCATGCCCTCATCGCGGCTCACCATCGATGACCGTAGGCAGCACATCGCTCGCCATGTCCATGCAGGCCTCGCACCTCGTCCAGTCCGGCTCCGGCCCGCTGACGGCCTCAAGGGCCTCGGTGAGGTGCTTGCGCGCCGCGTCGATGCGGATTCGCGCCTGCTCCGCCTTAACGTCTTTCATCGTGTCTCCTTTCACGCTACGAGCGACAGAAAGCACAGGAACGCAAGCCCGAGGGCGAGAAGCTGCAATGCCCTCAGCGCCGCGTAGATGATGGCCGCCGGAATGCTCACGGCGGCAGCTATCGCGATTGCGAAAAGAAGCCTTCTCACTCGTTTTCCTCGCCCTTCTTCGCCTCGGCGTCCAGCTTGTCGGCGTACTCGATGAGCCGCTTCTTGAGCAGGTCGAGGCCGAACCTTTCAAGCTCCTGCGCGCGGTACGCCGGGAAGTAATTCCCCGTGCACGCCTTCTCGGTGTCCTTGGCCACGCGGGCCTCGGAGAGGTTGCGCCCGTTGTCCCAAACGTCCATAACGAACGTCTGGGTTCCGGTGCGGAGTTGGCAGGGCCAGATGCGCGTCTCAACGCTCATGGCCTCGTTCCTGCTCCAACCGACGCGCTTGCGGGCCACCTCTCGCAGGCCCTCCTCGCTTGCGGCCTTCTCGCGTGCCTCCTCAGCAGTAAGACCAAGCCCGTTCTCGCTGTTCTTGAAGTCGTAGACGTCCTTCACCGTGAGATAGGCCGTCTCGAACGGCTCGTTGAGCTTGACGATCTGCACCTGCCTCGGCTCGATCTCGCCGTTGGGGCTTTCAGCCTTCTTGGCGGCCGCCTCGCTCTTCTCGCGCTCAAGCTCCGCGATCTTTCCGCGAAGCACCTCGTTCGCTGCCTCAGCCGCATGAAGCTTGGCAAGAACGTACTCTTCGCAAGTCCTGATTTCCATTTCAAACCCTTTCCCTGATGGTGATGATCCTGCCGGTATCCCGGTCTTCAATCTCCCAGCGCCCGTAGTCGTAGAGGCCGGGATGGTGCGGGGGGAACAGCTTCAGAAGAAGCCCGTCCCACCACTGCTGCTCGAACTGGATGTTGTCCCACACCCAGCGGGGAACGAATCGTGCCGCGCCGTGGAACCCGTCGTGGCACCCCGTGGTGCCGGAACCGCAGAGCGCGAACAGCGGGCTGCGAAGGCTCCACTTGCCGTTCGGCGTGACGAGGTTGAAGCGCTCGCCGCGCCCCCTCGGGATGACGTGGTGGCAGCTCATGGCGGGCTTGCCGCAGATGCAGCACCACTCCTGCGTGCGCTCGTAGTCCCTCGCCCCCTTGCCGGTGTATCGCGCGCCCACGTGCGGCTTTCCGTAAAGCTCGGCCCTCTCAAGCGAGTGGCCCTGAAGCTGTCCCATCGAGATCATCGGAGCCTCCTGTCCGGCCCAGTCACCTCGATGCGCTCGCAGGCCCCGCCGAGCCTTGAGGCGATGCGCGCGCCGGGCATGCCGCCCCACAGCTCGCGCAGCTGCCCGAGGCTGTAGTTGCTCGTGACGATGGTCGGCAGCCCCTCGGCGGTTCTGGCGTCTATGAGGCCCGTGAGCGTCTCGATTGCCCAGTCGGTGGGCCTCTCCGCACCTAGGTCGTCAAGCGCCAGAAGCGGAACGGTCTCGGCCCTTCTCAGAGCGTCGCGGTCTCCTCCGTTGAAGCCGTCGCGGATGCTGTCCAGCAGGTGCTTGGCGCTCACGAGCTTCGCGGGCGGCTTGGTGCCCTTGGAGCGCTCGACGGCGACGCGCACCGCATGGGCCGCCGCGTAGGTCTTGCCGCGCCCCGGCTCGCCCCAGAGGTACGCGCCGCGCCCGCTCTCGATGAGGGCGCACACGCGCTCGCCCACGTCGCTGCGGGCGCTCATGTAGGAGCCGCGCAGACCGGCCTTGCGGAGGCTGCTCTCGCGCATCCGGCGCAGCGTCTCCCGATACTCCTCGGTCTGCTCGAAGGGCACGGGCTTGGAGGGTCTGACGCCGTCGGGGATCTCGACAGCCTTGAGCGCGTCAGAGATTCGAGTACTCGTCATTGCTGGCCTCCTTCCCGCCCTGCCGCTTCTGCCACGTGGTGCAAGCCGCCTGCCACGACCTCATGGGGTTTCTCCCGACCTTCCAGCCCTTGGACTCGTAGAACGCCACGAAGGCCTCGGGGTCGAAGGTGTAGCCCCTCTCCCGGCAGTGCTCGCGCACCTCCTCGACGGTGGGAGGCGTGAAGCGCCTCTCTTTCTTTGGCTTGGTGTGGTTTGGTATGGATTGGTATGGTTTGGGTTCGGTAGATGCCGAACCCCCGTTTTCGATTTCCGAAACCCCCGTATCGTCCTCGGCGTAAGCGGGGTTTGCATCATCGGAAAGGGGGGTTTCGCTTTCAGCAAAGGGGTCTTTCGAGTCGCTTGAAGCGCCCTTTCGCCTCCCGCGTCCCCCCGTTTTCCCCGCCGTGATTGCCCGCTTGGAGTTGTCGATGTCCTCGCGCAGCCCCTCGAAGATCGCGTCGAGCGGCCACTCAAGGTCGGACTCCTCGCCGGTGGTGCCGTAGAGGGCCAAGGCCCAGAGGAGAGCTCCGCGCTGCTCCTCCGGCACCTTGGCCGCCGTGGCGGTCAGCTTCGGAAACCATGTGAACTTGGCTTCCGTCATGGCGCTACTCCTCGTGCTTCCAGACGTAGGCGCCCTTTACGCACGAGACGGTCACGGTTCCGCCGCTTCCGATCAGCGCGCACAGCACGTCGCAGCTGAGGCTCTCAACGCCAGGGTGCTCCACGAGGTAGCACATGGCGATGCGCGACAGCCTCTTCTGGCTGTAGGACGGCTCGAGCTCCGAGCCCTTGCGCGCGCGCTTCGCCGTCACGAAGACAAGGGTGGTCGAGTCGGCGTCGACGCAGACGATGTCCGCCCTTCCCTCCGGGCACTCGTAGCCGGCCGCGCTTGCCTGGGGGTGTCCGGCGTCGCGCAGATACGCCTGCGCGGCAAGCCCCCCGATTGAGTAGGTCTTCTCCATGCTTCCTCCTAGAAGGGAATGTCCTCGTCGTAGACGTCGGCGGGCGGCTGCTCGTCCGAGCCCTGGCCCTGCCGCTTGCCGGTCATGAACTCGATCTCGTCCACGACCACCTCGAGCTTGCTGCGCCTCTGGCCGTCCTTGGTCTCCCAGGAGCTGTAGCGGAGCTTGCCGTCGACGGCCACCTTGCTCCCCTTGGAGACGTACTTGGCCACCGCCTCGGCGCGGTTGCCGAAGATGATGCAGTCAACGAAGTTGGGCCGGTCCTCCCACACCCCGGTCTGCTGGTTCCTCATGCGGTCGTTCACGGCGAGGCCGAAGGAGAGCACCTGCTTCCCGCCCTTGGTCATGCGGAGCTCGGGGTCTCGGGTCAGGTTGCCCGATAGGTTCACGCGGTTAATCGACATTCGGGGTCTCCTTCCCCTCGTACTCCTCGACCGTCTTCGCGAGCTGCTTGCCGTAGTCGATCAGCTGCTCGTCGGTGAGCTTGTCGGGAGAGTCCACGTTGTAGTGGGCGGTCAGGTAGGCGTTGAGCCCGTCCTCGGAGAGGCCTCGCTCCATGAGGGTCGCCTTGTACTTCGCGACCTTGGCGAGCATGCGGGTTCGGCGGTCGGGAACCTGCTGCTCCTTCTTCGGCTGCGCCGCCTTGGAGGCGGGTTTGGGAGCGGCCTTCGCCGGTCCGGTGTCGCCGTCGGTGTCGTCCTCCCCGGCGAGGCCGAATGCGGTGAGCAGCGAGTAGCGGCGCGCGTAGGTCTCGCGCTTGCCGAACTCCTGCGGGTCGCTGTCATACTCGTAGGGCTTCGTGTCGAGAACCATCTGGGTTCCCTTGTAGAAGACCACCGTCTGCACCCGCATGGTCCCGTCATCGAGCTTGCCCGACGGCTGCGACAGGAAGATTCCACGCTCGTTGAGCGGCGCCTTCACGATGTCCAAAACGGCGTCGAGCGTGGCGTACTTGTACTTCTGGTAGCCCTTTTGGCCCTCGCGGGACTTCTTCGGGTTGGGCATCTCCTTCTGTGCCTCAGACAGAAGCTCCATCAGCTCAGCGGCAAGGCCCTCGTAGGTCTGCGTCTCATCCATCTACTCCACCTCCCCTTCAAGCAGGGCCACGGCGTCCACGGATGCGAGGCGCGGGCCGAAGGCGCGCATGACGTCCTCGGGCTTGCAGCCGCGTACCGCCGCCGTCTTGGCCGCCTTGGGGCTCCAACCGGCCCACTCGACCACCTCGCCGGTGGGCTTGTAGACGACCTGGCCACCGATGAGGTCGAACTGGGTCTCCCAGCCCTTCGCCGGTGCCTCCTGAACGAGGCCGACCTGCCGCAGGAAGTCGAGGGCAGCGGGCATCTGCTCGGCGTAGATGAACGGCGCGGGCTTGGAGTAGCTGATGCCGACCTCGCCGACCTTCTCGCCGCCCACCAGAATCGCCTTGCGGTCGGTGCCGTTCTCGGCGTAGGCGCCCATGATCTCCGCGCGTGCCTCGTCCTTGGCGTCCTTCAGCGCGGGGGTGACACGCTTGTCGATTGCAACGAGCAGGGCAAGCTGCTCATCCTTGGTGATGTTCATTACTCGCTCCTTTCGGTGAGCATGTGGGCCTCGTTGGCCTCCTTCTCGTATCTCTCGCTGTAGTACTCGACGCGCACCCTCACGAGGCACTCGTCGCTGTATGGGGTTCTTGGGTCGAAGGTCACACCGAGCTGCGTGATCTGGCAGTCATCGCGGTACGCGAGCCCGTTGAGGCTGTCGCAGATGACCTTGGCCAAGTTGTCCGCATCCGGCTTCATGAGGTCGGGACGCCCCGACCAGTACTTCGGGTTGCTCTTGGCCAAGGGGCGCTGAACCTCGATGAAGACGCGCACCTCGGTGGCGAAGTCCTTCCAGCGGTCGCCCGCTGCGGCCTCCCACTGGCGCTTGATGGACTTCTCGGCGTGCCGGGTCTTGTCCGGCGTGTAGGTGCGGAAGCGCTTCGTGTCGAACTTCGGTCGCTGCTTGGTGGGAACCTCCGGGAAGCACATGACGCACTCGGCCACGCCCACGCGCTTGGTCTTCCAGCTCATTTGAGCACCGCCGTCGTATAGCAGTCGGCGTCGCTGCGCGCCACCCTCATGCGGATGGACGGGTCTTGCTCCATGGCGATGCGCGCGAGGTACGGCGCGAGGTAGTTGGGCAGCTCGATGCCGAACGTTATGCGCATGCCGTAGATGCAGCGGTTCGGGCTGGCCTTGCCGTCGTGCGGCTTGGCGCACTCTCGGCGAGCGTTGGCCTTGTACCAGCCGAACTCCTCGGGGTGGGCGTCCACCCAGGCACGTGCGTCCGCCATGCGCTGCTCGCCCTTGCCGTCGAGGCCGGGGAGAGCCATCTGGTCGCTGGTCGGCTTCATGCTCCTCACATGACCATCCCCTGAGCGGTCGCGACTGCCGCGTCCATCGTTGGGATGACCCAGAGCCAGAGGACGGCGCCGAGCACCAGAGCGGTGGCGGCGAAGCCGACCAAGACGCCGAGCCTGAAGGCGCGCATCTGGTTTTCCCGCTGGATTTCGGCGGGGATGCGCATCACGTGCGCTGGCATGCGCGTCTGGCGTGTTACGCTGTTCGCGGCCCTTCGGCCGTTCCGGGCGCTCGTGCTGTGGTAGGTGGGGGTGCCCGGATATTTCTTTTGCTTGGTCACGTTCTCTCCTTTCTTACGTTTCCGCAGGTACTCGTGAGTACGCATTACTTACGCATGTTTTTGAGCTTTTTCTTGGCCCTGTGCTTCGCGCTGTAGAGCCTCTGTCGCTCGCGGTTGACCCTCTCCTCCCGTCTCACCTCCTCCTGAAGCTCCCGTACCTCTTCGGCGATCCGCTCGTTGCGAAGCTCGCGGGTGCATGCGACGCACCAGCCCGTCTTGGGCGATAGAGGCGTGTGCACGCGCATCCCGCACTTCGGGCACTGCCAAGACCTCCGGAGTGAGAGTCCGAAGCGGCGTGCCTGCGACTCGACCGAGCGAACCGAGCGTCCTAGCACATCGGCTATTGCCGCCGCCCCGTCGCCCGCGTGCTCCTCGAGGTACTTGATTTCTCGGGTAGTCCACTTCACCTGACCGGCTCACCTTCCTCGAGCCATTGCAGGTAGAGCGCTGTGAGGAAGTCGCGCATGTACTCGATGCGCTCGTTGATTTCCATGGCGAGCCCTAGCAAACCTGCTGGATAACCGCGAGGCGATAAAACTCGTCAAGCGACATGCCGAGGATGCGCGACATGTTGAAAGCCTCGGAAAGGCTGAACTCGTTTGATCCGCGCATTTTGTTAAACAACGACGAGCGGCTCATCCCGAGCTTGTCGGCAAACGCGCCCATTGTCATTTGGTTGGCCTCGACATACTGGCCTACCTTCTCTTGCAGGGTCATCTCTCTCCCCTCTCTCGCGTACAAAACTTTGTACGCCTGTTAGTATTGTACAAAGTTTTGCACCGTGCAATACTTTGTACGTGTAAATAATTGGACTCTAAGAGAGGCGTGAGATGGAGTACCGGGACGTGCTTGCGCACTACCTTGAGCAGAAGGGGATGACGCCTGCTGAGCTTGCGCACGCCATTGGCTCGCCGCGATCGACTATCAATGCACTTTTGAAGGGAAGGGCGAAGGAGCCAACGCTGGGGAAGGCGAAGGCTATAGCAGATGCCCTAGGTGTTTCGCTTGAGGAGATGGCACGGATGACATGCGAGGAGGATCAATGAGCCTTACGAGAAGAGAGTTCGTTTTCGTAACAGGAACTGCCCTTTTGGGCCTTTCCGGTTGCACCGGCAAAACGCAAGAAATGGGCTCGAATCAGGTGAATGAGCCAGCAACCACAGATGCCGTGTCTGAGGCTGAGCCGATTGATCTTGAGGTCGTTGAGTCTGGCTTTTACTTCGACTCGTACGGAAGCGCGCACTTTGCAGCGATCGTGAGCAACCCGAACTCATCGTGGGCAGCGGAGAACATACACGTGACCGTTGCAGCTCGCGACTCAGATGGCAACGTTGTCGATACGCTTGACGACTACATCACCCTGATGTTCCCGGACGGTCAGACCGCCATTTGCGGCGACATGGGCGCACCGGATAGCACCGCGAGCCTGGACGTAACCGCTTCGGTTGGTTCGAGCGGTTGGACGAAGCAGGACATAACCCAGAAGGATTTCTACGACCAGCTTCCCATCGAGAACATCACCGAGAGCGTTGACGAGTGGGGAGAGACCACCGTTGCTGGTGAGATCGCCAACAACACAGAGGGAACCTTCTCGGGCACCCGCGTGCAGGTGGTGTTCCGCAACGCCGACGGCGGAATCGTGGGAGGCACGTACACGTACGTCAACGGCGAGCTTGCCCCCGGCTCAACGGCCCCGTTCTCTACGATTTCTCAGGAGGTTCCCGAGCATGCGAGCGTTGAGGCCTACGTTGACTGCGGCTGGCCTATGACCGAATAAAAGAGCCCCGGTGCGTCCGCCAAGACACATCACCGGGGCAGCAAACCCCTCCTAGAAAGGAGGCGAGCACATTATGTCACAGAAGACCGCCGTTCTCTACGCGCGGTTCTCGTGCTCCAAGCAGCGCGAGGAGTCTATCGAGGGCCAGCTCAGGGTGTGCCGCGACTGGTGCGCCCGCGAGGGCTACGCCATAGTGGCGGAGTACTGCGACTACGCCATATCCGGGCGCACGGATGACCGCCCGCAGTTCCAGAAGATGATCGCCAACGCCGGCGAGTCCGACATCGTCCTCGTCTACATGATGGACAGGTTCAGCCGCGATCCGTTCGATGCCCCCATATACAAGCGCGAGCTTCAGGCCCACGGGGTGAAGCTGGTTTCCGCCCTTGAGGCCATACCCGATTCCCCCGAGGGCATCATCTACGAGAAGCTTCTTGAGGGCCTTGCCGCGTGCGAGTCCCGCAAGACCTCGATACGCTCGCGCCGTGGCATGGAGGGCAACGCGCTTCAGTGCAAGACCAACGGCGTGCGGTGCTTCGGGTACCGGACGGGCGATGACGGGCGCTATGAGATCGTGCCGGAGGAGGCGGAGATAGTCCGCGAGGTGTTCCGCCGCAGGACGCACGGCGAGTCCGTCAACTCGATAGCGATGGACTTGCGGCAGCGCGGCGTCGTGTCGAGGGCCGGCAACCCCATAAAGGACACGTTCGTAAACAACATGCTCCACAACGACAAGTACCGGGGCATCTACTCGTGGGGCGGGATAACCCAGAAGGACGGCATGCCGAGGATAATCAGCGAGGAGGTCTTCATGAAGGCTCAGAGGGTGAAGGGCAAGAAGCAGCGCCAGAACGAGCAGTGGGGGGACTTCGCGCTCTCCGGGCGCGTGATCTGCTCGGCGTGCGGGCGCAACATGCGCGGGGTCTCCGGTCGCGGCTCCTCGAAGCGGAAGTACGAGTACTACGCCTGCGGCAGCTGCAAGGAGGTCAAGCCCGTCCGCCGCGACTGGCTTGAGGGGCAGATCGTGAAGGCATTGAGGGAGCTGCTGTCGCAGCCGGAGGAGGCGCGCAGAATCGCCGAGATGTGCGTTGACGGCGGTGAGCCTAAGGAGATAGCCGAGGGGCGCAAACGGGCCGCAGCGGCGCTGAGAGCCGCCCAGACGGGCCTTTCCAACATCCTCAAGGCGGTGGAGCAGGGCATCGTGGTTCCCGGAACCAAGGAGAGGGCCGAGGAGCTTGAGGCGCAGAAGGATCGCGCCGAGCGCGAGCTGGCCATGTACGACCGAAAGCGCATAGACCCGGAGAACTTCGCGCGGTTCCTTCAGTTCGGGGCCACGCTCACCGACGAGCTTCTTCTTGACGCCTTCGTGTATCAGGTGATGGTGTCGGACGATGCCGTTGTGGTGACGATGAACTTCGACGCAGAAAGCAACGAACCCGCAAGACTTGAGGTCTCACGGGTTCGTACTTTTTTCAAATGGTGCCCCCAGCGGGATTCGAACCCGCGATATCCACCTTGA